TTAACGAGAGAGCAGTCATGTGAAGGCTGTTGCTTGATGGTCCATTTCCAAAGGCCTGGACTTTTGACGTTCTGGAGTTTTTGTGTAGTTTTGACATGTAGAAAAAAAGGTCTAGTGGCCTGATGCCCTTCGATTTGCACTCTTCAACCACACCGGATAAACTTTCTAATTTCATACCAATGAGAGTCTTGAACTCAGACACATCCTCTTTTGAAGCCTGATGAGATGTTCCAAAGCTGGTTTCAAGAATTGACTTTAAAGTGGAAGTGTATTCATAATTGAAGTTGTTCACTGTCCATGTTCTCACAGCCTGTGAAAATTTTCTATCACCAGTTTTAATTGGACCAAACCTTCCAACAAATTGTGAGACAACCTCGAGAGAAGCATGATTTGGGTATAGCACATTCAACATTGAGTTTATAGAATTCTTCTTAGACTCATCCTTTGAGACCTTCTTGACACCTGCTGAAAGAAACTCTTTGTAGGTGGATTTTGTGAAAGCCTCAACTTGTTCCACTTCCCCTGTGTCTAGGTTGAAACATTCCTGATTTTGGAAAGGGCTTGTCCAGGCCTTTGCAGTTCTGAAGGCAGCCAATCGACCAATGTATATCGCGGGTGATGTCCTTCTTAGGCTTTCAGAGGCACCCTTAGTGTAGAGCTTGGCCTGAATGCACTTTACCGTTTCATCAATTGTCTCGGGACCCCGGATCATTGTGAATGGGTTGTTATCAAAGTATTCCTTCAGTTCTTCAGGATTAGCACCAACTCTTTTCCTCATGTTTGCAAGCTGTTTCACCAGACCTTGATTTATTCCAAAGTGATCTTTCTTCATGAGTGGAGTGTCATCGTTTGGAAACATTTCTGTCATTTCCTGCTTTGATATCTCACTGTATAAGAGTGACACGGCATTTGTAACACCATGGTTCTTTATCAGTCTGTAATTGTAATATTCTGGACCAACAATGTCTTGCAAATCAATGTCGTATGTTGGATAAACGCCAAAGTCATAGGGTATTTCAGCCCATTTGACGCCCAAACATTCTCTCAAATCATTTTCTGCACCTACATTGGTGGCAAAGATTTTGTAAAAGTGTCTTTTGTTTAGCATGTGAGCATATGCACAGACTATTGAAGAACAACCATTTTCTCTCATTTGTCTAATTCTTCCGTAGGACTCGTTGACGAATGAAGTGCAGGATGTTGTCCCTATTGTGTCTGTTGCAGCCATGGAAAACTTGACGGTTGGCGATAGTGTTTCAAGATTAGCCATAAAAGCAGAGTTCAGCTCATACATCACATGTCCGCTTGCAGATTTAACAGAAAGCTCCATTGAGTGTAGGCGTTCTGATGCTCTTTCACACTGACCG